AAAAATTGACCCGTACTCATCACTGTTAGAAAACTATGCCTACTTACAGCATCTCAGCACCGGATGGAAACACATACAGCATTGAGGGGCCAGAAGGGGCATCCCAAGACGATGTAATACGGAAAGTTTTAGCCCAATACCCGGAATCGGGTACGCCTGTACAGCCCCGCAAAGGCTTACTTGCCGATGTGGTAGCGAGCGGTAAAAACCTGCTCAACATTGGCCGAACGGGTATAGCCGCACTGACAGGTGACTCCAACGCCGCAGCCCAAGCAGGCATCGAGCGGCAAAAACAACTGCAACAGCAGTACGAGTCTGGCTTCCAGCCTGAGAAAATCCTTGCCGAGTACGACAAGGGTAACTACCTATCTGCTGCTGGCGAAGCAATAAGACAAGTCCCATCCGCAGTGGCGGGGCTTCTACCATCTGCTGGACAAGCAGCCGGGTCGGCTGTGGCGGGTAGGATTGGTGGTGGAGCGCTAGGGGCGTTGATTCCTATTCCCGGCGCAACAGCGATAGGCGCAACAGTCGGACAGTACGCTGTGCCTTTTGTTGTGAACGCAATCCAAGCACTGGGAGGCCAAGCGCAGGAGAAAGCCCAAGAACAGCTACGCAAGGGCGAAAAAGTTGATGTGGACGTTGCGGAGTTGGCCCCGTACGCTTCTGCAAACGCAGCCCTTAACTTGCTGGGTACACGCGTTGCCATGCCAAGCGTGTTCAAGAAAGCCATTGGCCAGAAAGTTGCCGCAGAAGCGGATGACGTAGCGCGGTTGGCACTACTAGAGAAAGCCACAAAAGTGGCCGGGCGCGGCAACATAGAGACCATTGCACGGGGCACTCTTGGTTTTGGCGCTGGAGAGTTGCCCACCGAGATACTGCAAGACGTAGTAGACCGGGCTGCGGTTGGCAAACCGCTGACTGATGAAGATGCAATGCAGAGCTACCGCATCACGGCGTTAAACATGGTGCTTGGTGCTCCGCTTGGCGGAGCTGTGGGCCTACAAGAACGTGGTGGGGCACGCGAGCAAGTAAGACTGCAAGAACAGCAAGTCCAACGCGCCCAAGCCGTAACCGATGCGCAGGCTAGGGCCAAAACCGAAGCCGAGAAAGTTGCCTACCGCCAGACCCCACAGTTTGCCGTTGAGGCACAGACCCGATACAACGCGCTGCTGGCGCAAAAGGCTGAGCTGGACAAGGTAGCTGATGCCAAGCTGGATAAAAACGACTTGGCAGGCCAAGAACTCAAGCGGAAAGCCCGCGCTGAACGCAAAGCACTGATGGCTACAGATGAAGCCAAAACCGCCATTGCAGACTGGAACGCATCCAAAGCAAACCTGCCTGCTGCACCGCCCGCTCCTCCTGCTCCCGACGCGCCCATTACAAGCCCCGCGCTGCTACGAGACCAGCCACTATTTCCTGAACTGCCCGGCGGAGAACAGCCCGGCGGGGTGGATGTGTTGGAAAGTGAAAAACAAAGGGCGTTGTACGGCACGGCAGGCGCTATGCGCCCCGACTCGCGTCAAGCAGAACTCCAGCAAACATTTGACCTATATGACCAAACTGTTGGTGGTCGAGGACAGAAAACGGGCGTTGCAGAAACACAGCTTGCTGAAGCTGACCCCCGGCAACAGACACGGATGCTTGAGCGTTTGGTCGAGCAGTACCGGGTACAAATGGAAGACGCGACCCCGCAAGAAATACTTACGCTTGCACCAAAAGCCAGACAAGCAACAGCAGCGCTGGAAGAAGCGCGTACAGCCGTCTCAAATATGCCTAAGCCGGTTGAAGACCAGCTTGCAAAACTGCATCAGCAACTTGGCGTAGCAAAAGAAAACGGCAACTTTGATAAAGCTGAAAAACTCTCAAAGTCAATTATTGACTTGCAAAGCCAAGCAGTCCCGACTACGCAGCAGTCGATGGAGATGCCAAAACAAGTGCCCGGATATACCGGCATTTCTGAAACGCGGGAACAGTTCCGTGACCGCCGCAGCAAAGAGCTGGGTGACCAACGCGCCGAGACACTGGCCCGGCTAGATGCGGAATACCAAGCGGCGCAGGACGAATACGCCCGCAAGATGAAAGTGCAGGCGGAAACCAAAGCGCTCGGACGAATTGGGGAGCGCCCCCCGGTGCTGTCGCAAGAGCAGCTCGGCCTGTTTGGCCCCAATGACCAGCCAGAGCTGGCTCCCCCAACCGCATCGGCAGCTATTGGGCAGATTAAGCAAACGCTTACAGGTGAAGACGTAACGGCCACCGGCCCATCTGAAGAGCGCGGGATTATCCAACGCGGTGGTAAAGCGCCGTTCAATCTGTACCCGCGTCGGGAAGGCACAGCAGAGCCCATAACCGCCGAGGAACTGCGTCAGCGCATCCGTGCGTTGGACAACCGTGAAGACCTGACCCCCGAAGCTGCGGCGTTCTTGCGCCGGGTTGAGCCGCTTATTGGCGAGAACGACACCACGCTTGAAACCGACAACGTAAACATGGCGGGGCAGGAAATTGCCGAAAAAGAACCCCGCAAAGCACCTTTTGGGTTTTTTAATCGCCCAGTTCCGAATGCAAAAGAAGTAAAGAACCGCGCAAGTGCTGGGTCGTTCTTTACGCTGCTGGACGAGCAGCTCCGCAAAATTGAGGCAGGCGAAGAGGGCATCACCCCCGAGGGCGCGGGCAAGCCTGCGTTGTACCAAGGATTCCCGGTTGAGACTCGCCGTGGACTGGTGACGGCCCCCACCACCGCTGAAAGCAAGGTAGAGCTGTCAGACCTGAAATCTGGCGAAGTGGCCAAAGCCTTGGCAAAAGCCCGCGCTGAACGCTACCAACAAGGTGTTGCCAACGGGGAGTCTCCTGCAAAAGCGGCGTATAACGCGCGGCTTATTGTGCAACCCGACGAGGCGGCGATGCGCTCAGTGCTGCCGCAAGGGCAAGTGCCAATTCAAAAACGTGGCGACGCTACTACCGAAGCCACACTGCGGGGGCCAAGCAGCAAAGCAAAACCGTTGGCTATTCCGGACACGTTGGAGCGGCAGCTCCGACAGGTTGAACAATACCGGCAAACTAAGTCCGATTTTGATAAAGAACCCGAAAGTCAACTGGCGCTGTTCCCCGAAGAGCAAGCCAAGATTCAGCCTATTGTGCGGGCCACGGCGGCAAACTTTCAAAAGTTCTTGGACAGCAAGACCGCAGCAGCAATGCGCGAGAACGAGAAGGACAGCAACAAGCTGACCGAACAACTGCCGCAAGCAACAAAGGTCTTCCGCAAAATATCGGAAATGGAAGCGGAGTTCAACAGGCTGTCGGCAATCAAACAAAAAGCTGAAGGCGCACGCAACACGCTTGCACAAAACGAAGCCGCCATGCAGTGGGGGTCAAAGGAGTACGGGAAGCTGATGGCTGACCCGATGTTTGTGTCCCTGCTGAACTTGACCGAAGCATCGCGTTCTGAAGAACATGCCGGGTTGGTGCGCAGCATTGCCATCCACGAAGAAATTGCCACGGCGTTTGGCAGCAAAATAAAAGAAGCGCAGGGGCGCGTTAAGGACATCGGCAAGCGGATTACATCGCTGGAAGACCGCGTTCGTTTGGACATGCTCAACAAGCAGGTTCTTGAGATAGAAGGGCTCAACAAAGCCAACCAATCTGTGCTGGATAAGTTGAACAGCCTCAAGGACACAGCCAGTGCGGCCAGCGCTGCCGTCGAGCATATCCAAGCTATTCGGGCAACGCTCGAAGCGCAAAAGACTTTGCAAGAAGTAAAAGACACTGAGCCCACTACGGCTGAACTGAAAACTGCACAAGCAGAACTGGTTGCTGCCCGCGCTGCCCGCATAGTGGCAGAACAAAACAGCCGCGCACAGTCAACGCTGCGGGATACCCGCGACCGCAGCTACGCAACCCGCCGCAAGGCAGACGAGATTTCTGCGGCCCGCACACGCGCATGGAACGTCCTGTCTCAGTTGCCAAGCACCAAGTACCGGGCGCTGACCCCTGAAGAGCGCAAGGCGTACCAAACGGCGTACGCCGAAGAAGTGCCTTTGGACATCACAGCAAAATCAAACGAAGTGCAAGCCGCGTTGAAGTATGAGCAGCAGCTTGCAGGTATGAACGTGCAGTCGTTGAAGATGGAGTTGGGCATTGTCGAGAAAGCAATGCGGGAACTGGAATCAAAAATCAATGCGGCCAAAGCCAAGTCACTCAGCTTTTTGCAATCTGATGCAAAACTAACCATGTATGGCCCAAAGGGTAGCCCATTCACAAAACCGGCGTTTGTTGGGATTGAAGGGTTTCTCAAAAAACAAGCCGAGCTGGTTGTTAAGCAGGATGCGCTAGAGAAAGAACTGGCGGTCAAGGAAGCCGCAGCTACGCCAATCAGCAAAGGCGCACGCGGGGAAGAAGTTACCCGCACGGTTGCACCGCCTACACCGTTTGAAGCAGACGAAGTGGGTATGGCTGAAGAAAAAGCCGCGCTTTATGCAATGCGAAAAGAAGCCGTCAATAATGCTGCTGCTACGTTGGAAGAAGCCAAAAAAGAAGGCGACAAGAAGGCCGTAGCCCTTGCAGCTCGGGCACTGATAACCGCCCGTAACGCGTTTGCGGAAACCGTTGTGAGCGCTCGTCAACGCGTCAACGCTCTGACCAACACGCTGGCAGTAGCCAAGGCTGCTGGAGATAAAGCCAAAGTGGCAGACACCGAAGCTAGGTTGGTGGAAGCACGCAATGCGTTGGCAGGGGACATTAAACTTATTCGCAGCCGTACAACCCAGTTGGTTTCGTCGCAGACGGCTGCGCCGTCCAAAATGCGTACAGGTTCCGCAGAAAGCCGCGCCCTCCCCGGCATCACAAAGAAACGGCCCACCGAAGCGCCGGTAAACAAGATGCCATCAGCGGAAGAAGCTGTAGCGGACGCAAACAAGTTTGCCGCCGAGCGGCTTGCGGCAACAAAACCGCTGACCAAGAAAGAAGTGAAAGCCGCCACGCTTGCGCAACAACAAGCTTTGCAACGCGCCGCGTTTGACCGTCTGCAAACGGTGACGACCCAAGTTGCAAATGCGCAGCAGAAGGTGGACAACCTAAAACAAGCGCAAGCGGATTACAAGGCCGGTCGCCGCACCACATTCAATGTGGATGTGCTGAACAAAGCCAATACGGATTTGGCAGAGTTCCAACGAAGCCTGATGTTTGCCAGAGAACAAGCAGGCGTGCTTGAAGACCTTGGCACACTTAGCGCAGCAGAAATCAAAGAAGAAAAGAAAGCCAAAGCTGCTGAAGCCAGAAAGGGTAAAGCTGCATCCGACGTAGCCACGCAAGAAGTAATGGATATTGTTTCTGGCATTGCTGTTGGCGACGACAACGTGCTTAACGCCCCTAGATACCGTTTACTTGAGCCGGAAGAAGGTGCCTTTGAACCGGTTGAAAAAACTCCCCCTGTTAAAAAGACTGTTGCAGTTAAAACGCCGCAACTTAAAGGGGCTCCTGAATCTAAGGAAGCGCGGGCCAGCAGACTAAAAGATTTTTTTGAAAGTACGTTGGTTGACAAGTACGGTGTTGAAATGGACGTTGACAGTCCGTACCACGGTAAGACCTATTCGGAAGCAGCAAGAATTGCTTCAGAAACAGCGCGTAATCCACTAAGTAAAAAACTGTTTGGCATTTTGGCGGACGTTCTTAGTACTGCCCCTACCGACACGACTCGCGGGCGTGTGTACATAACGAAAGAACCGATACGTTATCAACGCGCTAACGGAACCACGGTTAGTTATGGGCACTACAACCCCACCGGAAACTACGTTCTGTCTGCGTCAAACAAGCTGTCCAAAGACGCAACAAAAATATTGCTGCATGAATTGCTGCACGCTGCCACATCGCGTGGGTTGTACGCTAATAAAGCACTGGATGCGCGTGTAGAACAGTTGCGGCAGACCGTTGAAAATTGGCTCAATACCAAAGAAGGCAAGGCGTATGCCCGTAAACAGTTTCCGTTTAGTAGGGGTAGTGTTTACGGAATAAAGAACACGCACGAGTTTTTAGCGGAAACATTTTCTAACAAATCGTTTCAAGATTTGCTTGACCAGATACCTTCAACTACACCAAACAAATCGGTGTTCTCACGCTTGGTAGATGTGTTTGCAGGGTTCTTCCGATTTGCTAAACCTGAAGAACGGTCGTTATTGCACGATGCTTTGGAAATAACTGAAGAGGCAATGGCGGAAACAACCGCTAAAAACATAAAAGACACCGAACCCAAGTGGTGGGACGCGTATGCCGCACCAGATGACATGGTGCTCAATGCTCCACCGCAATACGGCGAAGACGATGCCCTTGGGCAACTGGCGCAGCGGGTTGTAGCGCAAAAACAAAGCTGGTGGCAGACCATGCGTGGCGGTTCAAACTACGCGCTTGAGTTTGAGATGCAGACGACCGACATGCGGGCGGCTTTGCGCAAGGTGATGGAGGCCGGGGCCAAGGCGTTTGGTGACTCCCGCCTGTTCCAGCAGGCCATGTACAGCTACACCAAGGCCGACCAGAAGATGCCGCTGGTTTTGTCCGCACTGAGCAATGGCCCGCTGGAGGTGTATGAGGATGCAAAAGGGCTTAAAGGAATCCGCAGCACTGGCAAAGACAGCGCCAAGGATGTGTTTGCTGCGGTAGGCGACATCCCGGATAGGTATGGCAACGAAGCCGCCAAGATGCAGATGGCGACCATGTACCTGATTGCGCAGCGTGCTGCCAACAAAGGACTGGCCAAGCTAGACCTCGGGGCTTTGGGTATTACCCAGCAAGAAGTTGACGCCGCAATGGCGGCGGCAGAAGCCAACGACCAGTTGAGGGGCGCACTGGAGAAAGTGCGTGAGCGGTACAACGCCTACAACAAGGGCATGATTGAGTTCTTGGCAGAGACTGGCGCTATCACCAAAGCCGAGGCGCGGGACTTCCTGCGTGACGGCGACTACGTTCCGTACTACCGGGTCAAAGAGAACGGCATAGCCGAGCTGGTGTTTGGCGGTGAACGAACCATCCGCATTGGCGACATCCGCCACCAGCCGCATCTGGCAGCGCTCAAGGGCGGCGAAGCCAAGATACTGCCCATCAACGAGTCCATCCCCCGCAACACCACGCTGCTGGTGAGCAAGGCCATGACCAACTTGGCGGCGCGTAATGTGGGCTACGCCATGCAGGAGATTGGAAAAAGCACGGACACCATGCAAGTCCGCAAGGGCTACGGCGTGGCATCAGACGCCAGCATCATCCGGTTTAACCAAGAGCCTGACCCCAACGACCCCAAGGACACTGGTGAGCGCCATGTGCGCGTACAGACCAACGGGACTGTTGCTGAAGGTATCCCGGCGGAGTTGTTGGTTCAGAGCCTTGAGGGTGCGCCCCTGACGCTGCCTGCGTTCTTGAAGTGGGGCGGCATTGCCGGTGACCTGTTGCGTGCTGGTGTTACCCGCACTCCGCTGTACTTGATGCGCCAGTTGTTCCGTGACCCTATGGCAGCTACGGCTACCTCCGGTCTGGACTACAGCATGTTCACGGCAATCTACAAAGCCAACAAAGAGTTCTTGAAGTTGAGCGCTGGAAAGAGTGAGATTGCGGCAGAGCTGCTCAGGAAGGGTTTGATGCAGAGCAGCATCTTCACAGGCGACCCGGATGACATCTCCAAGTTTGCGCTGCAACTGGCAAGCGGCAAGGACTTCAACGCCTTCGACAAGCTGTTCCGCATGGCTGACAAAGCCGCGCTCAATGCCGATGCTGCCACACGGACGCTGGTGTACGAGAACGCCATCAAGAACGGGCTGTCGGAGATAGAGGCGGAGTTTGCCGTCATGGAGTCGATGAACTTCCACAAGCGCGGGCTGTCGCCAATCGTGCAGTACGCCAGCCGGATGATTCCGTTCTTCAACGCGCAGATTCAGGGCTTGAACGTCTTGTACAAAGCAGCCACCGGGCAGATGCCGTTTGAAGAACAGCTCAAGATTAAGCAGAAGTTCTACAACAACGCCATGCTGTTGGCTGCGGGCGGCATTGCGTACGCGATGGCGATGCAGGACGACGAGTACTACAAGAATGCCAAGCCCAAAGACCGGTACAGCAACTTCTTCCTGCACACGCCGTTCACCGACGAACCGTTGAAGCTGCCAATCCCGTACGAGTTTGGCTGGTTCTTCTCAATGGGCGCTGCCGTAGCAGACGCGATGGCCGGACAGACGGACGGAGAGCAGCAGCTAACCGCGCTTCGGAGCATGTTTGTGTCAGCCATCCCCGGCGTATCGTCGATGGGTGTGCCGCAGATTGTCAAACCGATTGCGGAAGTGTGGACGAACAAGGACTTCAATACTTGGAACGCGCTGGAGTCAACCCGCTTGCGGGGCAAGAGCGTGGAGGAACGCTACAACGCCAACACCACTGAGCTGGCAAAGGCCGTGAGCCAGTTTGCCCCTGTCCTGTCGCCCATCCAGATTGAGCGCATCGTGTCCGGTTACTTTGGCCAAGTGCCGATTGCAATCATGGCGGCGACCAACGGGTTGTTCAAGGATGGCGATGTGGAGCCCGTGCCCAAGAACCTGTCGGAGATGTCGTTGATTGGCGGCGCGTTCCAGAAGAAGTACGGCGGGGCGGACTCGGATGTCATGTACAAACTTGCCGACGAGGCGCTGCAAGCTAAGCGCGACTTTGACGCTATGAAACGGGAAGGCCGGATTGCAGACGCAAAAGAATACGTGGAGAGTCACCGCACTGAGCTGCGTGCGGCTCCGCTGGCGTTGCAGTACCAGAAGCTGATGGGTAATCTTCGGACAATGGAAGAGCGGATTAAGGGGTCGAATATGCCCGGAGACGAGAAGCGTGCGCGCATTGACGACATCCAAAAGCGCAGGCAAGACTTGGCAGAGAAGTTTGCCCAGCGCATCAAGCAGATGGAGTCGTAGCCGGTCGATAGAACCAGACCCCAAGCAGCCCTTTGCGGATACCAACCTCGGCCTTAGCTCCGAAGTAACGATGCCGCAGGGCTGCTTGTAGGCCCGCTTCTTTCACGGCCAGAACATCCAAGCAGGGGATGAAGAACCCCTGCCCCCGCTCAACTCTCTGCCACGGATAGTTGTAGAGCAGCTTCTTCATCGACCCGCCGGGAAATCTTCATCACCGCCACGCGCATGTGCGGCCCGTTGGTACGCCCCATCAGGTCTTTCTTAGGCATGTACGTCACCGCAAACTGCTTCTCCATCTGCTTCTTGAAGTCAGCGTAGCCAAAGCTCATGGTGGCGCAGAACGCTTTCATCTGCCGCTCGTCCACGTAGTAGTCAACGTACCCCGCAGTCACGCCGTTCTCAATACGGCCCATGACATGGGAGCGTGTGGTGCTCTTATCAATCACAGCTCCGTCGCCCATCTGCGCCAGCACGCCGCCAGCAACCCCATAGTTGACCACCACGAAGTGCCCGTAGTTCTCGCGGGTATAGGCGTTCAGTACGTCCTCGGCGGTGCGGGTATTGGTGTGGATGTTGCTGCGCATGTACTCCACACGGCGTTTGTACGCCTCCAGAATCTCCGGCAAGGGGAAGTTCACAATGTCAGCGTGGGCGCTGCCCAGCAGCAAGCCAGCAGACATAGCCGCCCCAATCCCTGCCATCCAGAAGCGCTCGTCGTTGGTAGCCTTAAAGTCCGTGTAGGTATTGGCCACCACCTCGGGCACAAACGTAATCAAGTCAGGCACATGCTTGGCAAGGTAGTCCGAGAACAGGTCACCCACCACGCCATAGTTCTGGCCCAAGCTCTTGATAATCTCCACCTCGTGCGGTTCCCACGCCAGCTCCTCGTCCAGCACAAACTCCAGCAGGCGGCGCAGTTCACCCTCGGCTGCATGCTTGCGTGCGCCGGTCAGCGTATCAACTACGTGGGTGTTGGATGACATCAGCGCCATCGACATCCATGTGGATAGGTTCAGCCGCTCCTTGTTGGAGCCAGACTCCATACGCTCCTTGCCGCGCCCCTCAGTCATGTCCAGCAGAAACTCAGAGAACCACTCAGGAGACGCTCGGTTCTTGCTGGTAATCTCGTCCGTAATCAGGGGCATACTATTGAGTAACCCCAAGCGCTGCTGCATGGCGACCGGAGATGTGCTCTTGCCTGTGCGGTAATGCACGGGATGCCCCCAGATAGAGGCCGCGCCTTCAAGCGCCAGCGACTTGCCTGTGCCCGACTCGGTTGAACCGCAGTGGATGGTCAGTCCGTAGATACCAGTGAACCGCATCAGCGGAGCGCCAGCGCTGAACAGGATGATGCCCAAGTGGTCGTACATCTTCTTGCGGATGAACAGGTTGATGACGTTCTTCCAGCCGTCCAGTGTGCCCTTGGACTGGGTGTTGTTGACGATGTTCTCCATACCTAGCATCGGGACGGCCAGCGGCTCCGCCGTGGAGTAAATCTTGCCGCCGTACACAAACGTGTCATCGGCCTGCCAGCCCGAGTTGCCGGGTACTTTGATGGGTTGTTTTTCAGTGCTCATTTTTTCTACACTCGCTCGTATGTAATCAAATAGGTTCTTGTCGTTGCCTGCGCCGAATGACGCAAGTATGTTCTGCTGGGCAAGGCTCTTGAGGGTGTCGTCCTTACTCACTACCGATTTCTGTGGCAGCGTAACGGTCTGCGTACCTTCAGGGCGCAGCGCCAGCATGTGGATGGTGTGCTCTCCGTTGTTGTTCAAAATATCCAAGGGGAACAGGTCGTAGGGAACCAGCAATATCTGGCGCTTAATCTTGTTGCCTTCTGCGTCTTCGTCTTCCTTCTCAATGAATACTCCCCCATCCCGTCCATAGGCATAGCCACGGGGTGCTTCAGGCCGCAGAATCTTGCGGGGGTCTGTTGAGGCGTGGGGGATGACCACCTCAATCTCTTTGACCGCGGTCTCAGTGCTGTACTCCCGCCCAAGGGCCAGCGGGTTGGTTATCTTGCCCCAATGTACACACGATGTACACACACCGGGGTTCTCTGAGTCGAACTTGGTGCAGGGGTACGGCCCGCGAATCTCAGCCAGCTTCTGCTGCATCCGGTCTTCGCTGTAAGGGTGCAGCCCACTCAGCCATGCGGATGCCCTATCCCCGTCATCACACTTCTGCGCAATGCTCAACAGCCCGCGCCACAGCGGCTCCATACCGTCTTGGTCTGCGTTCTCAACGTAGTGCGCAAGCTGCCCGCAGCCGTTACCCTTCTTGGTCGCCTTGAAGATGTTGCCGAACTTGGTGCTGCTGTTGGGGTATAGCTTGATGGGCTGTGCCGACAGGCTTGCCGTTGGGCGTACGCCGGGTAGTGTCAGGGTGCTGGACGGCTTGGGGGCCTTGACCTCCAGTGCTGTACCGACCAAGCCCTTGTTCACCAAGGCGCTGATGTCTTCAAGGGCGAACACATTGCCCTCGTGCATGAACCGTACATTGGTGCGCTCACGCACACGCTTCTTACCCTTGACCCCGTTGTTCACCGTATCGGGAACCCGCAGCACCCTTGAGGCATCCGCAGTCACCGTCATGTCAATGTGCAGCTTGTGCAGGACACACAAGCGCTTGAAGGCTTCAGCTACCGGCTTCCAATCGGCAATGCTGACCGCCTCGGTCAAGGGCCAGTACGCATGCACACCGCCGCCTGATGCCACCATCCACGGCTCACCGAGCCCCGCCAGACCTGTCACCTGACAGAAGTCCAGAATGGCTTGTGCCGCCACTCGCGCAGCGGGGTACGCCTTGGGCGTGACTACGCCGTTCTCGTCCGGTATGTCGCGGGGGTGGTTGCAGTCAACGTCAACCGCAATGCACTTGACCATTTGGCTATTGGTGGCAACGCGTTTGTTCTCGCTGCCAAACGTGCCCAGTGCAAAGTAGATGTCGCAGTTTTGCTTGCGCCAGCGTTCGAGGGTTGCTCCTGTGTCTTCGATGTCCTTTACAAATACGTGTTCTTTTTTGTTTGTCAGCTCTACCACGCAGTAACGCCCATTACCCGGAGGTGGCAGGACTGCCGCCATGAAAGCAAGCGCGTCCATAGAAATCCTTGGGTTGGGTTATTCGGTCGTATCTAGCAGCTCTTCTTCCAGCGCAGCGACCGCGCTCTCCAGTGCGTCAACAGTCTTCATCTTTGCAATGAAGCGCTCAACTACCTCGGCCACCCACGACATAGGCAACTGCTCAGGCGTATACAGCGTGACATATTTGGCAAACTCTTCGTCACTCAGCATGCTGGGTTTCAGGGCTTCAAGTTGTATTCTTTGCATATCTCTCTCCATGCTTGGTCTGCCGTTTTCGACGACCGCATAATTGATAAAAGTAGTTCAACACGGTTTTGATAGGCAGGGAAAATGTCCCGACCCTCGAACCAGTTGTAAACCGTCTGACGCGTTACGCCCAGCGCATACGCAATTTTCGTTACGGGGAAGTTCAAATGGATTGCCCACCGCCCGAGCTGGTTGCCCAGCGTCTTGGGGGACGAAGCCACAAGCTCTTTAATTTTTGGTGAATAAGCCATAGTTATAGGTGGGGGTACTCGCTGCACTGGGTTGACCCTTGAAATCAGGCGGCAACTTGACCGCAACGCCAGCATCCGCTTTCCCCCCTAAAAATTACTCGTCGTCCCAATCAGACACGATGCTGGCCAGCTTGCTGGACTTGACCGGCACAGCAGACTGCGCGGGTACTGCCTTGCGCACTTCCGGTTCGGAGTCGTCGTCCTCTACCACTTCAGCCTTGGGTTTGGCTTTGGCGCGGGCAGCCTTGGGTGCAGGAACTTCGTCTTCCTCGACTACTGCGGCCTTGACCTTGGCAGGCGGCGCACCCGCCAGTTTGATGGGGGCCGCAGTGTTATCCGCAAGACCTCCAACCGCACGCTCAGCATCAGGGGTCTTGCCTTGGTTCAGGGAGACCTCGTACTCGTCATCGGTCAACCAACGGGCGGGCTGGAACACCAACGTGGGGGACTCCTCGCTCGTATCGAACTTCATGCGGGTCACAATCTGCTCGGGGTTGATGGGCGGGTTCTGCGAAGCCAGATAGCGGGCGTACGCTTGCAGTGGGCGCTTGTCCCCTTCAGCCTTGCCGAAGATAGAGCCTGCGGGCAGGATAAGCTGCATCACATCTCCCTCGGGGTCGCTCTCCAACACGACGGCCAGCTTGTGCTGGTACTTGCAAGCGCGGCTGTTGCCGTTACCCGAACCGGCCACGTTCTGTGGGCAGTTAGCGCAGTTTGACGACTGCGGGTTTTTGGCGTTGCTGTCAGGGGTCTCGCCATCGGACGATGTGCAGTCCGGTGCAGTGGCAGCAGCATCGGGGTTGTAGGCGGCTGCATAGAACTGGCGGCTCACCTTTGGCGCAGCCTTTACGATGATGACGTCCAAGTGGCGCTCTTCAATGCTGGCGACTTCTTTGCCTTCGCTCAGCAGACGAAACACACCGCCACGAATGGAAACGCGTTTGCCGCCGCCAACAGTGGCACTACCCGCCAAGGCGCGGGCGTTATCCGACAGCACGTTGTTGCGTGCAAAGGCGGGGACTTTGGATGGGTTGAATGTAGCAAGGTTGCTCATGGTTCTCTCTTAACGTGGTTTGGTAATACGAATCTCAAAATCGCTGAATGCGTTGAGACCGGGGGGAACAACACCGGGGTTGTCTTCTAAAAATTTGGCCATGTTCAGTTGGGCAATACGCTTCTCCAGCAAGTCCACGACATCGTGTTCGACAATGAACGTCTTGAACGAGTCCCAGTCTTGGGTGGAGTACCGCGTCTTGCTTGCCATTGAGACAGTGCCAAACTCAGTTTTTACATATGAAACGCCAAGGGCTTTCATATGGTCTTTAATCGCAAACTTAACTTCGTCTTGCGATGCCTTGAGTTCTTCCACTCGCGTGTCGTACTCTTTGGTTAGTTGCTCGATTTCCGCTTTGATTTTGCGGTAAATCTTCGTCAGCTTATCAATGGGGATAGGCTCTTCACTCATTTACTTCTCCTGTTGTTGTGTCTAGTGTTTGACAAGTGTACACGATTTTTCTACCTTTGCAAGCTCCTTTCTTAACTACTTATTGCTGTTTTGAACATGTCGGTCAGGAGGAAGTTGTCGTCCACCTTTGAGACCAACGCACTGAACATCTTCTTCTCAATCGGGCTGCTCTCGATGTGGTAGACCGACACCTTCTCAGCATTCTGCCCCTTGCGGTCAGCCCGCGCAATACACTGAATATATTGCTCAACGCTCATCAACGGCCCGAAAAACACAACGGTGTCAGCGGCGGTCAAAGTTATCCCGTGGGCGGTGGCTTGGGGCTGCATGACAAGGACGCGTGGGCTGGGCTCATGCTGAAAGCGGCGGATAATATCAGCCCGTTTGGTAGGGGAAACCCCACCGTGAATGCACTCGGCGCTGATGGTGTGCTTGGTCAGGTGTGTGTAGATGGTGTCAATGCTGCTGCGGAACATGGCAAACACCAGCACCTTGCGGTCGGTCTCCCCGAGTATGGCGTTCAGCTCGTTCAGGCGCGGGGTAGCATCGAACTCCACAACGTCTTTGTCGTCTGTGTACACAGCGCCGCAACTGATTTGCAGCAGCTTGCTGACCCCTGCTGCCGCGTTAACTGCTGTGATGGTTTCGCCTGCTGCCTCCACCATGAGCCGGTCTTTGAGTGCGTTGTAGTACTTGATTTGCTGCGGTGTCAGGGCCACTGTGCGCGTCATCGTCATCACCGGAGGTAGGTCTAGGCACTGCTCCTTTGTGAAGCGTATGGCGGGCTGTAGCGCCTCCAGCACCAACGCTTTGGCCTCGGGCTTAGGAACCCACTTGAACATGGTGGCCTTGAGCATCACCTTGTCCCGCCATGCGGTATAAAAATTAGGCACACCGCCGGGATTGACCAGCTTGGCAAGGCCGTACGCATCCAACGGTGACTGCGAAGCAGGCGTACCGGTCATCATCCACAACCTAGTCTCCGGCTTGAGAACGGCTCTGAGGGACTTCCAGCGGTTAGTTGTCGGGGTCTTGTAGGCGTTGGCCTCATCCACAATTACCAAGTCGAAGCGCCCGTCGTTGATGATTTCATTGGCAATCAGGTTCAGCCCGTCATAGTTGGCAATGACAAACTCATAGTCCTCTTGCACCATCTCGATGCGCCGCGACGACTGTGTGTGGTGGGCCACCACCGCTGACCTGTGGATGATACTGTTGCTCAAGTCACCCAACCACGCGCTGTGCATGATGGACAGCGGGCACAGAATCAACACACGGCGAACATGTTTGATGCTCATCAGGTAGTCTGCGGCCCACAAAGCGCTTAGCGTCTTGCCTGTGCCGGGTTCGCTGAATACAAACGCCTTGCGGTGCAGCGTGAGGAACTCTGCGGTTTGCATTTGGTGCGCCATTGGCTTGTATTTACCGGGCCAGTTGTATCGCCGTGTGATGGGCGATGGCACATCCTTTACGCCAAGATTGCGCAGTACCTGCGTCTCCTCAATGCCCCAGTGCACCAATACCTCGTACGTGCCGTTGCTTTCGCTGACGACCTTGTGCTTCGGAATGATGGAGTACTTGTGTGGGTTGCGAGTTTTTAGCAGCAGTGCTCTGTCGTCGATGATTTCCATTTGCTTCTCATGTAGTTATTTTATGGAGTGGTCGCTCTTGCGGGCATACGACCTGTTGGCGCTGGCGGGCTCGACGCGCAGGTTACTGCGCACTGTCTTACCGCCTTTGCTTAGCGCTTTCTTGTGGTCAACATCTTTGCCGTCGCCTTTGTGTACCACGCCCTCTTTCTCCATGATTGCGCGGGCTTTGTTTCGCGCAGCGCGTTTCTTTTTGACTTCGGGCTTTTGGTCATACGCTGGATACGCAGCGCGGTCTTCGGGATTTTTGTAAGGCATGATTGTTCCTCAATGCTTGGGGTTATGTAGACACTTCACTACAGGACACCAACCGCATAGTGGGGTTGGCTTGGGGTTCCACACGCCTGTCTCGTGTGCTTGCTCAATACGAGCTACGCGCTGCCGGTAGCTCCACCACTCGGACTCGGCCTTGTCGATGGTCATGTCTTGGCGCACCATGTCGTTCTTCACTACGAACAGCAGCGCCCCACTCACTTTGCGGATGTGCGGGTAGTGGGCAAATATCATCAAGGCCATCAACTTGAGCTGTTCCCTGTCGGGGTACTTGTTGTTGCCGGACTTGTAGTCAACTACCTTTGCTGTCAGGTTCTCATCGTCAATGATGATGAGGTCAGCAATCCCGCGCACCCATCGGTCAGGGTCGTTGAAGTCGCAGGGCTTCAGGTCTTTGGTGAGCGCCATCTCATGTTCGCACAGCTTGCGTCCGGGCTTGGCAAGCAACGCATCAAGCGTATCCCGCATGAACTCGAACTGCTTTGGTAGCGGTTCCCCATCCCGTACGTATTTCTCCGCAGCGGTGTGCAGCTCCTTGCCGTACAGCGTTGCCACTGTGTCGGACTTGGGGAAACTCTTGAGCACCGTTACTTCGTAGTACTGGCGGGGGCACTGCTCGTAGGCTTTCAAGCCTGAGTGCGACCATGTGACGTTGACCATTTAGAACCTCGCTGAGTCGATTGCTTTAGATAGTCGGCTGGCAAATGCAATGACAAACGCTTCATCACGGTTGAGGTTGTGTCGCCCCATGTCGTGAAGAATTGCATGCACTAGCTCATGCCAGAACGAATCACGTATCTCTGAGGCAGGCAGTTTGCGGTTTGTCTGCCCGTTGCGCAGACCGAGTTGAATGCGCTGCTCGTCGTACTGAATACGTCCGACATGCTGCTTGTCCAGCAGCGCTTCAATCACCTCAACTGAATACCGTTTGTTACCGACCCGGATGCGGCGGGGCAGTAATAGTTTTGTGTCTGTTTTCATGCTTCTCCTAGTTTTTAGCTAACCCATATCTACGGTGAACGCCACCGTCAGCGCCAAGTGGAATCCCCGGCAAATACCGTGGCTCCATGACCATTTGCGCCAAGACCCAAGTCTTAGCGTCATTTGCTTCTTCGTCGGACGCGACAGCCAATAGCTCGTCGTGCACCGTCCCCACCACGGGGTATCTCTTTGACACCCGTAGCATACCATCTGTCATCACGATTCTAGCCACCGCCTGCGTCACGTTGTTCGTGACCTTGCCTGCGTACAGCTTGGTCTCATCCTCGCCGTACACCCACTGGCTGCGGCCAGCTTCGTCCTTTTTACGCCGCAACTTCGGGTAGAGCAGGCTCATCCCGTTGGGCAACACAATCTGTTCCTTGCGGAACGTCAAGCACTTGTGCGTGTGCTCCTTGCCACCGTACAGAGCAGTCCCAATAAGGTCGCTGCACATATCCCAAAAGCTAGTGACCGGATGGGCTGTGACGCGGTACACGTCGATAATTTTCTTTGCTACGACACAGTGTATGAGCAACTCGCTTTCGCTGCAAGTGTGAGGAATCTCCGCCATTTTGGTAAGGTTCTCCTCCCAGTCCACGAAGCGCTGGACGTACTGCTGTGTCACCCCAAGCTGCCTTGCGTCAGCCTTGGTATAGCGCAGGGGCGGAGCCCCGAGGAAGCCCACCAGAAGCTGCGCCGCGAACGACGCCCAGCCTAGCCCGTACCCTGCACCCAGCAGCGCTGACTTGGCCGACTGCCGATGGATGGGGTGACTGTCCTTGGTCATGCCGGGGATGCCGAACATCTGTGCACCAAAGGCAGCATACGGGTCGCCTCCGGCTCGGAAGATGCCCAGCATCTCAGTGTAGTCCGACAGCCATGCCAACACACGCGGCTCAATCTGGGACAGGTCGCCCACCACAAGCTGATGCCCCTCGGGAGCCATGATGGCCTTGCGTAAGAACGACCCACGCTTCAAGTTCTGCATGTTGATGGCGCTGCCCTTGGATGCCGTCCACCGCCCCGACAGTGCTCCGTAGTAGCTCAAGGGTACAGGCAGCGTGCCGCGCTGTGCAATGTCAAGGAACCGCTGCGCACGGGTGCGCTCGGTCGTGGACTTCACCTTCAGTCTTGCTTCGCATAGCAGGCGCACATCGTCGTTGCTTCCGTTGAGTAGGGCTTGGAACATGGCGTCATTCTTTGCCAGCGCGTAGGTTTGGTTGCCGGTGGTCTTGCTCTTCTTCATGGGCGGGGGCACATGCAGGGACTCCAGCAACTGGGCAAACTGTGGGTTGGATGCCAACGCTGTCTCGTCGATGTTGAGCTTCTTGAGCAGGGCTTCACGGTTGTCCCGCTCCTCAATCAGCTCCTTGGCCAGCATGTTCTGGTCAAGCACGAGCATGGGCCTCGTGTACATCTTCAGCGTCATGTCGATGAGCCGTAATTCCGACGTAGGGTAGCCGTCAGAGAGGCGCTTGAAGATTTCTTCACACAGGTATACATCATGAGCACAGTATTCCGCGAGTTCCTTTTCGATTTCGGGAGTGAGCGTTGCCAGTCCATCTGTCGAATGTACGGCTCGTCCTTTGGGGGGAAGACCAAAATCACTGGCCAACTTGGCGAGGGAGTTGCCAACCTCCACGCCGCGTAAAGCTCTCGCCATTGATAGCGTATCGAAGATGAACGCGGGCTGGATGCCGTACTGCCAAGATAGTATGGAGACGTCGAATTGGGCGTTATGTGCCAAGACTGCTGTCCGTCCCCAGTCGTACTCTTGTACGAATTGATGTATGTCATCTCCTCGAACCCATCGAGTAGGTTGTCCGTCACCGTAAGCATGGACTCCCATTCCAAACGCTGTGAAAGATTGGCCACGTATGTACTCCTCGGTTGTCATCTTGGACAGCGTGTACTCTTTGCTGTCCCAGTAGGTTTCAAAATCAATAGTCAGTATCGTGTCGAAGGGGGCGCTCAATTCATCTTCTCCCGTGGAGGCGCACCGGCCATGATGTTCTCGACCATCTGCTCCTGCGCAAACGCTAGCATGCCCATTGCTTCGGCAGTATCTGCGTTGATTGCGCCCAGCGCCACACTCTGTTCAGTCTCGATAATCAAAACGGCTTTGCATCCATCTTCTGCTGCCATGCAACGGGACAGAATGTCCACGTACTTGGCGAGCATCATGCGCCGGTCTTCCGGCAACGAGTCCACTCTGTCACTCACTTGCTTCCCCCATGCGGTCATTTCTTGTTCATGCATTTGATGGTTTCCTTTAGTTGGTCTAGGTTCAATTCGTTCACTACCATTGATACGCCTCCGGCAGTCTTTATTTTTTCTAAGTGCATGTCTTGCAGCGCGGTGGTTTTTCCTTTGCCTGCTTTGGCTTCCACGGCAAGGAAGCGCCCGTTCACACAAGCTAGAAAGTCAGGGACTCCGGCGTTACCGTACCCTGAACCAATCGGCATGGCGTAGTACACGCCGCCGTCTTGCAGTATCACTTTGATTTTGTTCTTCACTAACTTTTCTGGTGTTGCTGCCATCTGTGTTCCTTAAAAATAGGCGAGGGGGGAAAGTAGTTTCAGCGCCCCCTCGGTTCGCTGTATCGGATGGTAGTTCGGTAATCTCCAAACAGACGGGGCCGAACTGCCACCAAAACCTGTTCGCAACTACTAGGCTTGCAGGCGTTGGCCTATGAACCCCGTCTATTTATTTCGGAACTCGTTCAGCTTCTGCATGTAGTGCAGTGCTTTGGCCGCGTCATCACTGCCCTCTTTGTGGCCTTGACGCATGCCGTACTTGATGATGTTGCCCTTGAGAAACCCGACGAACTCGGCGTGTGTTAGCAATTCCTCCATCACAGTCCACGGCTGCACCGGCATTTCTTTGTAGTGTATGCCGCCCACTTGCTTGTCGTCTGCGCTCATAGTTTCTTACTCTCTTTCTTTGGTAAAGGTATACGGTCAAATGTGCCCGGCACAGGATGCCAAGCGCTGGTGGGGCCAAGGTATTTCACTGCCGATTGCTCGTCAGGCTTGAGCCACTTGTGCACAATGTTCTCCGTGACCGGAATGAATGGCCGTTTGATTTCAGGTATGTACCCCACGGTATCACCTTCGGAGTTCAACTCAAACATAACGGTTGGGTTTTCGCAGCGCTTGTGCCTAAGCATCAGCGCCTTGTGTTTGGGGTTGCAGTCCGCACAATACCCAATGCTTCCAAGAGGTGTCATGCGTGCGCTGTTCTTCCACTCGTCAAAGCGGGCCTGACTATCAAAACACTTTGGGTATGGTGGGGCTTCTTCAATCACACTGCTTCTCTTTCATAAGGCGCAGTGCGTTTAGCACGAGCCGCGCACTGACGATTGCGTCGTATGCCTTGGTGATTGCCAAGTCCAAGTCGTTGTCCAGCACAGCGTTGTGCGCGTCTTTGAGCGCCCGTTCCGCATCCATACACGGCTTGGCGTAGTCGTTGATTACTTCAGTTTGCATCTTGCTCCTTTATTTCCACTTCTTCACTTGCCCCAATGTGGTACACGTTGCCGTCTTCGTCTGTACACACGCTGTACATACCGTCGATGTGGTGGAACTTCAGCACAATACCCTCTTTGAGTACGATTGTGCTATTTCTTGGTACGTTATACAGTTTCATCTTTAGTCACCATTTCATTTAATGCAATGTCTACTTCAGCCTGCGCCGCCATTCCATCTTCATACCCACGGGCATAAGAGCTTTGCTCCAAAGCAATCAACTGGTTAATTAGGCGCTGCTGTATCTCGCAGATGCGCGTCAGACTGTCCAGTGCTAAATCACGCTTGCTCATGCGTTCTTCTCCTTCAGTTTGTCTTTAAGCGCTGCGTTCTCACGCAGCAAGTCGCCAATCACTTTCAGGTGGTCTGTGCGTCTCGATTCCAACACCGTTATTACGTGCTTAAGATTGAACTTAACCGCGTCCAGTTGGTCTGCTAATGCCTTGGCGTGATACCACGCATAGTCATCGTTGATGCCTTCCGTGGGCGCGTCTAATTTGTCCCAGTCTTGCTCCGTGATGGGGTGCTGTATTGGGTCGATGTTCATGTGTTCTTCTCCTTTCGTTTGTCCCGCACACGGTGCTCATAGTTAAAAAACCAAAAACTCATCCACGCCCCCAAAATGGTAATCACGCGTTCTTCTCCTTGAGTTTGGCTTCAATGTCCTTGACCATTTCAAATATGGTTGAGCGCCCCGCCCCTGTCTGCCAATCTTCCCAGTCCCAATAGGCTTGAGTCTCCTCATCCGTCAGCCCTACCCACGGGCGCTTGTAGTCCTGTATGTCATCGTCGTCGTCAATGCGGGCCTTTGCCATTGCTCTCTTAGCTTGAAAGCCACCGCCCCACATCCCCTGCCGCTTGGCAAGTTCGTCAAACGCTTCGTCTTCTGCATCTTTCATAGCCAACTCCATACAACTAGGCCAACACTAGCCACAGCAAACAACACAGTGGCTATGGTGACGGCAACAAACAACACACTGAACAGCATGTCCTCGTCTTCGTCGTCTTTCATTTCCCGTCCCTCCCTTGAAACATCTCCGCGCCCCACGCATCAAGTATGCGGGCCTTGGCTTCTTCGCGCTCTTCGGGCGGGAAGTGGTCGGCAACAACATCCTCCAGTGTTTTCAACACCGACTCTGCTATCTGCTGTGGCGTAAGTATCATTTCTTCGCCCTCGCTTTCAGCATTGCGTCTGCAATTTCATAAGCGGTTTTTGCAAGCTGCTCGTAGGAAGAGCCAACGCTAGTCCTTAACATAGCCAACCCAGCGTAGTGGTCACGCACGGTCATGTCCTTTGCAAAGCCGCCGTTCTTTGTCATCCATGTGATGTGCTTATCGTGTTCTTCCATTTCCAGTTCGTATTGGCTTCTCATACTTGCTCCTTCATTTCGTTAAGTCGTCGTGCCAATCGTTCGATTCGTTCGTCGTTGTACATAACCATGCTAGTGGCATAGTCCATTGCAGTTTCTGCTTCTAGCTTGCCCCGCTGCGCTTGCACCAGTTCTCGCGCCGCTAATTCCAACGGGGTCGGCGTAGCCAGTAGGCGCTTCATCATGGCAATCATTTGCACTCCTTAGTAAACGCGGCGACCCACATGCCGCACTCGGGTTGATAGGTGGCGTAGCCTGTATAGAACCCCACCACGATGATGGTGGAGACAAGCCCCACCAATGCGAAAAAGTCAGCGATGTATTTCATAGCTCCTCCATCAAGGGCTGGATGTCGATTAGCACCCCCTCTACACACTCAATCGTTTCAGCGTCACCATAGCCCATCTTGTGGTGTTGGCGCAATATCCGCTGTATCTTTTGAAGCGCACCCAAGTACTTGTGACCCCATGAGGCC